ATTACAATTAGTACAGGAAGTTAGAGATGAATATCCTAATGGTCCTTATAAAAAAATTCTTCGTGAAGAACATGGAATGGTAATCTAATGTTTTTTGATAAAATTAGTTTGGTTACAGGAGGATTTGATCCAATACACAGTGGACACATAAGGTATTTTGAAAGGGCAAAAGATTATTCAGATTATCTTGTGGTTGGATTAAATGGGGATCCATGGTTAAAAAGAAAAAAAGGACAATACTTTCAGTGTTGGACTGAAAGAGCAGACATTATAAGACATTTAAATATGGTTGATGCTGTTATATCATGGGATGATAGTGATGAAACTGCCTGTGGTGCCATAGCAAAATGTTTACAAATATCGGACAAAGTTATTTTTTGTAATGGTGGAGATAGAGGAGATTCTAACACTCCAGAATATGAAAAATATAAATCTGATCCCAGTGTACAATTTATTTGGGGGGTTGGTGGGCATGATAAAATGAATAGTAGTTCATGGATATTACATGGTTACTTTGAAAGACAACGAAAATTATTAGGTATCTAGTAGAATGGATTTTTTAAAAGACGTATTAAAGGAAATTGACGATGATTACTCCCAGATTGCCTCGCAAATCGACAACACAGAACAATACATTGACACGGGTAGTTTTATTTTTAATGCCTTGGTTAGTGGTAGCATCTTTGGTGGCGTTTCTAGAAATAAAATCACCGCCATCGCAGGAGAAACCAGTACAGGTAAAACCTACTTCTCCCTCGCAGTAGTTAAAAACTTTTTAAAAAACAATCCTGATGGTGGTGTCATGTATTTTGATACTGAATCTGCCATAACTAAAGATTTATTAGTAAGTCGTGGTCTTGATCTTGAACGAATAGGTGTTATAAGCGTTGTTACTGTAGAGCAATTTCGTAATCGTGCATTGAAGGTAGTTGATAAATATTTACAACTACCTGAAAACGAACGTAAACCCTTAATGTTCGTTCTTGATTCTTTGGGGATGCTTTCTACTGAGAAAGAAATAAAAGATGTTTTAGATGATAAACAAATTAGAGACATGACCAAATCACAATTGGTCAAGGGTACTTTCAGAATGTTGACACTAAAACTCGGTCAAGCTAAAATTCCATTAATCGTAACCAACCATACCTATGATGTCATCGGATCGTATATACCAACAAAAGAAATGGGTGGCGGTTCTGGTCTCAAATATGCTGCATCCACTATCGTCTATCTTTCAAAAGCGAAAGAAAAAGACGGGAGTGAGATCGTTGGAACAGTTATCAAAGCAAAGACTCATAAGTCACGTTTAAGTAAGGAAAATAAAGAAGTAAAAATACGTTTGTTCTATGATGAAAGAGGGTTGGATAAGTATTATGGTTTACTTGATTTAGCAGAACGTGCAGGTATATTTAAAAAAGTTTCTACAAGATATGAAATAGACGGTAAAAAAGTATTTGCGAAGGAAGTTTATACTAACCCTGACAAATATTTTACTGATGATATAATGAGGAAACTCGATCAAGCAGCATTAAAGGAGTTTACATATGGCGGAGAGGATTCCTCTGACAATACTCAGGAATCTGCTTCATAAAGAAGACTACAATAGAAAAGTTTTACCTTTCATTCAACCAGAATATTTTGAAGAAAAAACTGATCGTGTAGTATTTGAAGAGATTTGCAAACATATAACAAAGTATGATGCACTTCCAACAAAGGAAGTGTTATTCATAGAATCAGAAGACAGAAGTGATTTAACACAAGATGAATTTAAACTAGTTCAAGATCTTGTAAATGTTCTCGAACCATCTGATTCAAAACAAGATTGGTTGGAGGATATTACTGAAAAATTTTGTAAGGAACGTGCAATATACTTAGCGTTGATGAAGAGTATACAAATTGCAGATGGGCAGGATGAAAAGAAATCAGCAGATGCCATACCCTCAATACTTCAAGAGGCATTGGCAGTTGGTTTTGATCAACATGTTGGACACGATTATATTGATGATTATCAAGAACGTTTTGAATATTATCATCGTAGAGAAAGTAAGATATCTTTTGATCTTGAAATGTTCAATAAGATAACTGCTGGAGGTGTTTCAAATAAAACATTAAATATTGCTTTGGCAGGAACAGGTGTAGGTAAAAGTTTATTCATGTGTCATATGGCATCTAGTGTTTTGACTCAGGGAAAAAATGTTTTATATATCACCATGGAGATGGCAGAGGAAAAAATAGCAGAGAGAATTGATGCAAATTTATTGAATGTTAATATTAGAGAAATTGTAGATTTACCTAGATCTACATACTTCAAAAAAATTAATACGTTACAAGATAAAACTAATGGTAAATTAGTAATAAAAGAATACCCCACTGCATCTGCACATGTGGGTCATTTTAGAGCGTTGTTAAATGAATTAAAACTAAAAAAGACTTTTAAACCTGAGATAATATTCATAGATTATTTGAACATATGTGCATCATCACGTTATAGGTCAGCAGTAAACGTCAACTCGTATTCTTACGTCAAAGCAATTGCAGAAGAACTTAGAGGACTAGCAGTTGAATTTGATGTTCCGATTGTTTCTGCTACACAAACTACTCGTAGTGGTTTTACTTCTTCAGATCCCAACCTTACTGATACAAGTGAATCTTTTGGTCTACCTGCTACTGCCGACCTCATGTTTGCTTTGGTTTCTAGTGAAGAGTTGGAACAACTAGGGCAAATAATGGTCAAACAATTAAAGAACAGATATAATGATCCTACATTTAACAGGAGATTTGTAGTTGGTATAGACAGACCTAAAATGAGACTTTATGATTGTGAACAAAATGCTCAAGATGATATCGTTGACGACAAAGATGATGTGAATTACAATGATAAAGCAGATAAAACGAAGGAGAAATTTAGTGAATTCAAGTTTTGATAAGTATTCAAAGTTTGTTGATGAAGTGACAAGCAAACCATCAAAAGAAATGGAACCGTTTATATACAGATTACAAGAATTAAGTTACGATATTAAGATTGAGAGGTTGTTGACTGCTGCTATAGGAATCAGTGCTGAAGGTGGCGAATTTGCAGAGATCGTAAAGAAGATGATCTTTCAGGGTAAACCTGCAAATGAAGATAATATTGAACATTTAAAAATAGAATTAGGAGATGTGATGTGGTACGTTGCACAAGCATGCATGGCACTTGGCGTATCTCTTGAAGAGATCACTGATAAAAATATTCAAAAATTAGAAAAAAGATTTCCAGAGGGACATTTCTCAGAGTTTTATTCTGAAAATAGAAAGTCAGATGATAGGTAATTCAAACTAAATAAAAATAAAACATTATGGCAATCGATCATTCAAGTCAAATAGTAAACACATTACTTGCACATGCAGATGGTAATATTCAAAAGCATGTGACAAATATAAAAATACTTATGAGTAATGGTGTTGGTGTTGCAGAACATCCTGATATGATTGAGACAATAGAAAAAGAATTATGTCAAGTTGCTAAATGGCATGAGCAAAAAGAGATGATACACACTTACTTAAAATGATAGAGGAATTCCTCGATAAAATTATCAATACATATGTAAAAGAGATTAATAAAATACATCCTCTTCGTGAAGAGATACCTTTGTTCACAGCGTTTGTATTGTCTAACGTCAAACAGGATGACCCTAAATACTTTTATCTGAAAAAAATATTACTAAATTTAATCCGTCAAAAACAATCACAGGTCTATAAACGTATTCGTGAAGTCTTTCAGTCAATTCATTACAGAAGCAAGAGAAACCAAAGCATCGCAAGAAGCGAAGCGTTTAGGTTTGGTCGGAAACGGTCACGGAGACTGGTATGATAAGAAGGGTAATTTAAAAGCAAAAACTATTGACGGCGAACTAAAAATGTTTGGCGGTGGTAAAGATGGTTCACCCGATGATGATAAAGATAATGTAGGATCTACAGCATCACAATTTGGATCTAAATCAAGAGGAACAGTTGCTAGAACGCCAAGTAGAGTTATAGGTTATGGGCAAGATCAATCAAGATCAAATACAAGATTAGCAGGATCTCAACAACAAACACAGGTTGCAGAAAAACCTCCACTCACTATTGCATTTGATAAATTTGATGATGATGAAATTGGAGATAATGTATTAGCAGCAGTCAAAGAACAAGGTGATGGACAGTTTTATATTTTTCCCAGTAGAGATGCAGATATAAAAAAATTACAAGAAGAAAATCCAGAGTTGGCGGAATATATTATAGACGATAAAAATGCTGAGACAATTTATGATGTGCTTCAATCAGTTAATAATAGTGGATATGATAATGTCAAAATTGTCGTGCGAAAGTCCAGAGCTGAAGAGATACAAAAATTATCACAGGAACAGAACGGGTCATTATATAACTTCTCCTCTATGATGGTATACCCAGTAGATGAAAGATCAGTAAGAGAACAATATATTTCAGGAGATATTTTTAACGAAGGTGATTTTGTTAATTCTTCTCATGGAATTGGTAAAATTATAAGAAGAGGAGCAAATCATTTGATATGTCTAGACGAGCAAGGTCATGTATTTAGAACGTGGGTCACTGATTCTAGACCAATAGTTGTCTAAATATAGTGTATAAGATATAGAAAACCATGAGTAATCCTTGGACAGAAGTTTATAAAGACATCAGAGAACCTTTTTTGCAAGAGAAAATGGCAAAGAAAGATTACGATGGTGACGGTAAGATAGAAACTGGAACTCAGGAATATATGGGTTCAAGAGATAAAGCTATAAAGAAAGCGATGGGTAAAAATCCTAAACAGGAGATGAAGAAAGAGTCTATGCACTCATCAAATCCTGCACAACAAGCAGCGATTGCCATGGCGAAGAAAAAAAGACAAGAAGATATGATGGTTGCCAAGAAAAAGAAAATGGAAGAGGAGAAGAAAGAACTTCCAACAACAAAGATGTATCGTAAAGCTGGTAATCTAAGTCGTGATGCACTTAGCAAAGGACTTGATAGTAAAGAAGGTAGTAAGGCACAGGATAGATCTTCAAAGATTGTTAGCACTATATCTACTGCAAAGGAAAAAGAAAGATTTAGTAAGATGAAAACTCCTGCTGCACAACTCAGAAATGAGGATGTAGAAGATATATCTGAATTAAGTAAAGAGACTATGGGTAGTTATGTAAAGAAGGCAAGTAAAGAAACCAGAGGAAACATGATGGCAACACAACATGGATCTGGTATACCCAAGAAAGCAAAGGACATCAAACTCAAGCAAGTCAACAAAAGACTGAAGGGTATGGAGATGGCAGGTGGGAAGATGGCAAAAGAGGATGTAGAACCAGTAATAGAAGAAATGGAACCATTTGGTCTATTCATGGATATGTTTGTAGAGCAGGAATTAGAAGAGGAAGTAATGGATGATATACTTGAAATCATCTATGAAAAGTGCTGGAAGGGTTATGAAAAGAAAGGAATGAAAACGATGTTTGGTAAGAGATATCCAAACTGTGTGAAGAAAGAGGAAGTTGAAGAGATTGATGAGATTGATGAAGCAAAGGTAGATAAACGATTACCATCAGGTCCGTTTTTTGGTGGTGCTAAAGAAAGAGCAGAAGCAAGAAACAAAAGAAAATTTGGTAAGAAAGATAGTGGTATTGATGTGCCATATAAGAGAGGTAACAAATATAATCCGATGTCATCGCCAGGAGGATCTACTGAGTATTTTTCTGCTGAAAGAGGGAGAGAAACGGCTGAAAAAAGAGGTGTAAAAAAAGTTAAAGGTATGAAAGAAGCAGTTGAAGACATTGATGAGGCAATGACAGTTACAAATGCTGATAAGAAAGGTAACACACCTGCCTATCAAAATTATATAAAGGGAATGAAAAGTAAAATTACAGGCAAACCCATGTACAAAGCTGCCGACCACATGAAAAATGATAAGTGAAGCAAGAATAACAACAAGTAAATCTCAAAGTTCGGCAGATCGAGAAGCAAAAATTGCAAAAGTCAAAGCCGATATTGATAAAAGAGAAGCAGAAAAAGCAAAAAGAGCAGCAGAAAGAAAACCTTCTGGTGCTGCTGCTGATCCATCTACGCAGTTTAAGAAAAAACCAAAACCATCTTATATAAAGAGTAAGATAGATTTACAGAAGAAAAAAATTGATAAGTTTAAAGATAAAGTAAAAAAAGAACCAGTTAAAACTGCCGTTCAAACCACTAAAAAAGTAGCATCAGCAGCAGGTAAAGCAGCAATGGTAGTGGGTAAAGTGGCAAAAGCAACAACAGGAGGGTTGTCAAAAATGTATTCTAGTAACAGAAGTCTATCATCACACTATGACTGGAGAGATGATCTTGGTTTCATTGATGAGATAGCAGCAAAACCTGATAAAAAAGATAATGATAAAATAGATCCTAAAAATGTAAAAAATAAAATTACAATTAATCCTGACGTAAAAACAGAAGATAAAGATCCCTGTTGGGATACTCATAAGCAAGTGGGTATGAAAAAGAAAGGTGGAAAAATGGTTCCGAATTGTGTGCCAAAGGAAGAAATGGGTAATATAGCACACACTAAAAGTAAGAAAGGTGGGAAGACAATTATAAATGTAAATAAAAATGATGAGGCAGATGCACAGAAAGCAATGAAGAATGATCCAAAATACATTCTTGGTAAGACTAGAGTGCAATCATATAAAGAAGATTTTTACAGAAAAAAATTTGATATAAAGAAGGGTGGATATAAGAAAACCACTAAGATGGACAAGTCAAATAAAAGATCTGGTGATAGTAAAGCACAATACAGAGAACTTCATAAGGATCTTGCCAAAGAACAAATTAAAAAAGATAAGTATGGTGATCCAATAGGAGGTCCTAAGATATCTAAAAAAGAAAAGAAAAAGAATTTGTCAACATATGAAGGTGACAAAATGACAGAGGGAACATGGTTGAAAGAATACACTGAGAAAAAAATGGAAAGAACCATGAGAGATAAGATTCATCCAAATACTCTTGTAGGCACTGGTGGTTATAAAAAAAATGTGCAAAAAATGACACCACAAGAGGAGATGTCTGCTGAGTTTGGTGATGGTAGGATTAAAGTTTTTGATTTACTTAAACCTGCTCCCATGAGAGGCATGGCAGAAATGTTTAAAATTGATCCTGAAAAACATAAAAAGGCACAAAAAACTGCAAAGATGATTAATCTTGCTAGGGGTAATAAAAATCCTAATGAAAAGGCAGCAGCATTAAAGAAGGCAAAACAACCTAAGATGATGGGTGAAAAAATGATGGATAAAATAGTTTCTGATTACCTAAGTGAATTAAATCGTTACGAAAAAGAAAAAGGAATTGACACAAAAACAAATAAAAAAATAGAAAAAGGTGGAACTGCAAAAAATAATCTTGCACTCCAATCTGTCATGAAAAAATACGGTAGTCAACGCATGGGTGCTAATCAACCTAAAAAGGTGAAGGGTGCAAAAAGCACTGTGGGAACTGGGAAAATGACACAGATGATGATGAAGAAAAAAGACCAAGCAGCAAGCAGTAAAGCATTTGCAGACAGAGCGAAGAAAGCAGGATATAAATCAACTCAAGATTATGCAAATGTAGTCTCACGATACGGCAGTGAAAAGAATATGAAACAAGGAAGAGGATTAGGCAGTTAACTACCTATATAAAGGGTATAGATTAAAGATTATGTTTTCATTTCTACTTCCTTTTGCATCAAAAATAATTACTGATGCTGTAAATAAAATTCCTGATGATTCAGAATTAGGAGAAAAATTAATTGATGTGTGTTTAGTCATCATCGGCAAAGCAGTTAAATTAACCAAGACAGATGCTGATGATAAATTGTTTGCTCAAGTAGAAAAAGCAATTAAAGCACGTTAAACCATAAATATCATTAGTAAAAACAAGACGGTAAACCATGGCACTCTGGGGAAAATCAGATAATATTGCTAGTGCTGGAATAGTAACACTTACATATGCTACTAAAACAGTTACAGGTGAAGAGCATAATTCTAAATTTGGATTAACTGGTTTTGCCCAGACAGGGGACATAATCAGATTAGGTTTTCGTGGTATTGGTGGTACATATTTTGGTGATGCAGTTATCACAAGTATTGCTAGTTCCACATCTCTTACGATTGGATCTACATCAGGATTAGCACTTAACGGACCAAGTATTGCAGGAACATCTTATCACATCAGTGAATTACCTATCAGCACAGTAGGGGATGTAACTTACAGCGAGAGTTCATCTGGAACTGATGACAAATTAGTTTACGGTGCAGGTCCTGACGTGCCATCAAGGTCGGACAAGTTTCATATAGCACATGCAGGTTGGGTAGGAGTTACTACATACACTGATATGCATGGAAATGCAAGAGTCAAAACAGAAGTATTAGTTGCCAACTCAGGTATTACAACTGGATCTAATGGTATAGATTATCCTACTCCTCAATAAATGAATGAGATTTGATGAATTGAACGAAGAGAATCATCTTCTATTTGCAATTAAACATTATGAAAATCCTCAAGCTGCTACCATAGAAGATTTTGAGGAGGATCTTAAAAGATTTAAATATATAAAAAGATTATTCAAAAAATATATTACTCATGGTGAATTGAAGCATCATTTGCTCCTTAATCATCTAATAATATGTTTCAATGTTTTCGGAGAGGCAACCATACCTCTTCTTTTTTATAAAATTGATAAGGAATATTGGTCTATATTAAAGACATTTTTGGTATTCTTAAATCGAGTGCCTGTCTATCCTAAAAGTGGGTTAAATGAAATACCTATAGATGATGAATGCGAACGTATTCTACACAGAGTCTAATGAATATTAATAGGATCATAAATATCATAAGAGAAGAGATGATGTCTACTGATCCTGGCAAAACAGGTGATGCTGGTTTTAGTAGTAAATCAAAAAATCCAGTTGCTGGTTATGATAAAGTCATGGATTTAAGAAAAAAATATGGTAGAAAATTAAACATGTTCTATCGTAAACGTTTACAACAGGTTCGTGGAAAATCAAAACGTTAATGCTGCTATACTTGAAAGATTAGAGAAAGTTGTTCAATCTCTACAGGAGAACTCTGTAAAGATGGGACAACTTCTTGCAGTTCATAACGAAAAACTTGATAAACAGGACAGAATTGATGCAGTATTATTTGAAAAAATTGAACAAGTAGATCAAAAATTAGATCGTCATGCAACAGATATTAAGAAAGGATGTGAAAGAGATATCATGCTTGTAGATAATAGATTAAGAACAATCGAAAAGAAAATGTGGACTATCGCTGGATCTTTAACTATAATAAGTTTTATCGTTTCACCGATAGGTCAAAGGATATTAATGCCCGCATCACAAATACCTGCTAAGATAGATACACCAGCTTCTATAAGATGATTTTTGATGGATATAATTGATTCCAAATACATTGGTCTCATATCCTCAAGACTTGATAAGTTCAAAAGAATTAAACCAAATCTTTACAATTTTCGTTGTCCGATTTGTGGTGATTCTCAGAAACACAAGAATAAGGCAAGAGGATATTTTTATCAGGTCAAAGTAAACACAAACTTTAAGTGCCATAACTGTGGTGCAAGTTCTTCATTTAAAAATTTTCTAAAGGGATTAGATACGACCCTTTATAAACAATATACTATGGAGAAGTTTAAGGAGGGATTTGCAGGAATTAAAGGATCATCATCCGTTGAAGCACCTGATTTTAAAAAACTTATAAACAAACCAGTCTTTAAGAAAAAGTTAAATATTGATAAAGCATCAAAACATATTAGAGCATCAAAATATTTAAAAAGTAGAAAAATAAATCCTGATAAATTTTATTACACAGAGAAATTTAAACGTTATTGCAACACTTTAAAACCTACTTTCAGTGATACTGCAAAGGATCATGCAAGGATAGTGATACCTTTATACGATGAAAATAAAAACTTAATTGGTATACAAGGTAGGAGCATGGATGCATGGGTACAACCTAAATATCTTACACTTATGTTTGATGAAGATGCTCCAAAAATCTATGGGTTGGATGAGGTTGATAAAACACTTCCTGTGTATGTTGTAGAAGGTCCTTTTGACAGCACCTTTGTAAAAAATAGTGTTGCTATGTGTGGAAGTGACAGTGGATTATCTTTTTTAGAAGATAGTGAATTGGTTTACACTTATGATAACGAACCTCGTAATAAAGAAATATGTAACAGGATTATAAAATGCATTAAAAAGGGTAGAAAAGTTGTGATTTGGCCATCAAATGTGCAACAAAAAGACATCAATGATATGGTTCTTGGTGGACGCAACATCCAAACCTTATTAGAATCTAATACATACTCTGGATTAGAGGCAGAACTAAAATTTAACACTTGGAAAAAAGTATGAATGACATAAATGTCAAGAAAAGAAACGGTTCTGTAGAACCTCTGGATTTAGAAAAAATGCATGTCATGGTAGAACAGTCATGTAAAGGTTTAGCAGGTGTATCCGCATCACAAATTGAAATGAATTCTGGTATTCAATTCTATGACGGTATATCAACTGCTGAGATACAAG